TTGGAATTGGAATTGGATTATAAATTTCGTATTTATGATTTAGATATTCCTCAACTTGCTGGCGTTCTGGGGTTGTGATTGCTCTGTTGTAAATTATAATTTCAGCAATATCGCATACACAGAAAAAATTGTCTATTTCGTCTAAAACAACATCTGAACCAATAGAAAATGCACCAGTTGAATTATTTCCCCCACTTTGGTCTGCTGGGTCTGCTGTTCCAATAAGAGTTCCATCCAAGAAAAATGATATTTCAGATCCGTTGTTTATTGTTGAGGCAATTCTTTTTTCATTCTCTCCCATTGGAGAAGATTCAATATCTGCCCCACCTACATAAGAGATCCCATAAGAATTAGAAAAGTTTGGAAACGCTGTAGAATATGCTCCATAGCTCAATCCAAATTCATAACCGCCATTATTTGTTACTCCTGCAATATATCTTGCTGTCGGTTGCTCTCCCCTTACTGTGCTTGCAGACGCTTTTGATACTGCAATTATTGTGATTGGGGTGTTGTAGTTATGGGGAAAAAAGTTATTTGTTATTAGATTGGCAGTTCCATCAAAACGCAAAACTGGTTTTCCGTTTATTACACTAGAAACTAATATAGCATTTCCTATTCTAGCCGTTGCATTATTTCCATTTTCACTCTGATCTTCCCAAGCTGTTACATTTAATCCATCAAGGATGACACCAGCATCAGCCTTGAGCCAAAGAGCTAAACCTTGTATATCTTGTACAGATTTTTTTGGGTTTATTGATAAGCTTCCCATATATTTAATTATTTATACTCTTGCTGGTTATATTATCTTGAGATAATTTATTTAAAGACAAGGTTGTATAGATTGAAATTGAATTTATCATTCGTCTTCGACTCCTATATCGATTGCATCAAAATATATTTTTAATCTATTATCTAATTTAGCTAAATCTATATTTTCACCTAAAGAATAGAAGCCAATTGTTCCTGGACTATAATTATAATAGTTTGCACTAGTTGGACTATTAGTAAAAAGATAAATATCTCCCTGTTGGTACGCTCTTGAAATCCAATAAGAGGATGTACATGGTGCCAAAATTTGTGTATAACTATTTCCATTAATTCTTCCTTCAATGGATAAACTATTAGGTTTAGACGTTCCAACTAAACCTGAAAAAGTTTCTATGCTCCAGTCTGAGTTCCAATACGCTAAAAGAGAGCTATTAAATGTATTACAGTTTCTTAAGTTAAAATAAAAACTATCAATAGAAACTCTTAAATCTATACTTCTTAGCGCGTAAATAAAGAAATACGAATACCACATATCTAAAGGTTGAGTAACATAAACCGCAGCGTGAACATTATCTCTAGGATAATCTAAATTTTTAGATCCAGCTTTTAAACTTTTAAGATCTCCATATCGTGATGTAATTCCAGTTTTTCTATTATAATCCGAAGAAACAAAATTAATATTTGTTGGAGCATTTCCTTTTAATGGTAGTAAAGCTGCGCTTAAAGTTCTTGCACCGCCAATCAAACATGACTCTTTTATAGAGTCCCAAATACCATCATTTTTACAACCAACAACAAAATTTTCAATTGCAATTTTAACTTTCTGCTCTAATCTTTCTCCATCTATATTTTCTACAGCAAGTACATAATTTAGAGCATCTTGATCTGTAGGGTAAGATGCGCTTATTTTAATTTTTCCAGAAGGATATTTTTGTATAAGTGCGCCGCCACCAATAGCAATACTAGATACAAAAGTACTGAAAAATAAAATAGAATTATTTGGTATAGAATAATTATCGCTATTTGCTTCAGAATCAAAGTTTAACCATGTGTTACTTGAAGATTTTTTAAATTTTATAAATGGATTACTTGGAGAAGATACATCAGATATAGCAATGGTACTCCCGTCGTTAAACAAAGAAGGATCAAAAATTTGACTTAATAAATTATTGCTGGCAGATTTAAAAAGATATGATTTATTTCTAAAAACATTAATTGTGGATAAATCTTGAGTTTTGAAAACAAAAGATTTTTTATTTCCTGAAGTAGATGTAATCCTAGAAGACTTCACTAAACTATATAATATTAAACTTAATGGACTAATTTGAGCGCTAACATTGTCCCATCCAGATCTAGCTAAGTAACGTAAAAATTTTTTGTCAGAGCTAATATTAGCGAATACATTAGATCCAAAAGTTGGAGCATTACCATAAAAATAAATTAATTTTAATGCTGAACAATTAGCAAATGCATAATCTCCTATAGTATTTACTTTATTTTCTAAAACTAAAGAAGTTATATTGTTGCATGCATAAAATGCATAATTTCCTATAGATAATAGGCTTTTTGGTAGATTTAACCTTTCGCTTAAACCAGAACATGCGTAAAAAGCGCTATTGCCGATTGATGTAATTGATTTTGGTAAAGTTATTTTAGACAGATTAGGGCAATTTTTAAAAGCATTATCAAGAATAGCTTCAATAGGACTAGTAAAATTTATTTCTTTTAAATTTGCATTATTTTTAAAAGCTGAATCACCTATTTTTAAAATTGTAGTATCAAATATACTATAGGGTATGTTAACAATCTCATCTGCGCCGCTATATGCTTTTATAGTAGCTTTATTAGCAGCAAATGAATAACTAAAATCTCCAAATGTAAAATTAGCTACAGTTGATCCAGAAAAAATATTTTTTCCGAATACCATATTATTATTTTGTATACTTACGGAATTTAAACTAAGGCAATTAGAAAGAGCATAGTTTCCTAAATAATTTACTGATGCTGGCATAGTTATATTCTCTAAGCCAGAGCCTTGGAAAGCATTTTCCAATATACTAATAATATTTGATGGTATTGTAATAGTTTTTAAAGCTTTGCAATTTGAAAAAACACCACTATTTATTTTATCTATCAAAGGCGGAATATTTATAGAAGACAGAAGCAAACAACTACTAAAAGCAGAACCATCAATAGTCGTTATTGAATTTGGCAAATTCAAAGAAGTTAATTTTGTGCAACCAGAAAAAGCTGAACCTTTTATACTTAATAAGTTGCTTGGTGACAGAAATGTAACATTTGCTAAATTTGTACAATTAAGAAAAGCTATTGGTTCTATTGAAAGACACGAAGATCCAATTGTTACACTTGTTAAAGCTGTGCAACTTTGGAAGGATTCATAGTTTATTTGCGTAATACTAGACAAATCAATACTAGTTAATTTTGTATTACGAAAAGTTGCATTGTAAATACCAGTTACATTATTTAAATTTATACTAGCTAGGTTAAAGCAATAAGCAAATGCAGAATGTCCAATAATTGTTACAGAATTTGGTAAAGTGACACTTGTAATGGCATTCATACCTAAAAAAGAATAATTTCCAATACGAGTCAATGTACTTGGTAATGTAAAAGAAGCTTTAGCGCAGCCCTGCATAATAATATCAGGTATTTGAGTTATTGCTGCTGGAAAAACCATATTAGAAATCAAATTACTACAACCAGCGAATACTCTAGAGCCTAAACCAGTTATACTCGTTGGTATATTTGCTGTAATTAAACCAGTGCAGTCTTGAAAAGCACCTTCTCCTATGTATGTCACTCCATTTGGAATATTTGCAGCAATAATTCCAGTAGCAGCAAAAGCTTTTTGACCTATGCTTTTTAATGCACTTGGAAAAGTAAAGTTTTTTAAACTAGTACAGTACTCAAAAGCCCACTGGGGGATGCTTTGTAAATTATTTGGGAGAGTTACAGTTTCTAGTTTACCACAATACCAAAACGCATTAGATCCTAAAGTTGTTAAACTATTAAAATTAACACTTACCAAGTTGCTGCAAAATAAAAAACATTGATGACCAACACTTATTAAAGTACTATTTGGTGAAAAATTTACAGATAATAAATTCCTACAATAGTTAAATACATTGTCGCCAATATTTTGAACTGCGCTAGGAATAGTTATAGAAGATAAACTACCGCAACCATCAAAAGCCTTATTTCCTATTGATGTGACAGTTTCAGGTATAGTTATATTATTTAATACAAAGCAAAAGAAAAATGTCTGAGCATTTATTGCTATTAGACCATTAGAGAGATTAACTGTTGTTAATTTTGAGCAATTCATGAAATTTTGACCTGCCCATGTAACAGATGGTGGGCTAGTTTCAAATGCAGGAAAAGAAGCAGTAACTAGATTAGCGCAATTAAAAAAACTTTGCACACCCATAGTTCTAACATTAGAAAGAGAAGCGTCAACAGTGACTAAATTTGTGCAATTTGCAAAAGCCCTAGCACCAATAGAAGTTACGTTACTTCCAAGTATAACGCTTGTTAAAGTGGTACTTCCATTAAAAGCATCATTATCAATACCAACAACTGGGTATTCATTTTCTCCAACAGTATCTGGTATTTCTAAAATTCCAATATGAGTGCTGCCTGCACCGATAGTATAAGTCTGAGAACCCGCGTTATAATTAAAAATTAAACCCATATTTTTTAATTATTTATTTTATCTATGGTCTTGTCTATGATATTATCTTGGGCTACTTTTTCTTTTAACCAAGAGTTTAAAACTCCAAAATAAACAAGATGTTCGCTATCAATTATATATAAATCATTACCAAAATTATCTTTATAAGGCTTCACGCCAGAGTCTTCGTTTAGTTCTATTGCTTTTTCTTTTTTAAATTTGATTCTATACATTTTAATTAAATTATTATATCGTTCCCGCGCCTGACGCGTGATTAGAGCATCATCACCAACAAAAGAAATCAATCCACCATTATCTTTGTCATATTGCTTTGGTGTTGTAGCATCATAAGAAGATTTATCATCTTGTATTTTATTAGGAGTCACCGTAGCGCAACCAATAAAAAGAAAATTAAGAGCTAATATGCTTGCGAGCTTCTTCAAGATCTTTTTCCTTTACTGCTTTTTCAATTTCACTTTGATGGTCAACTTCTTTTTGCGCTTCTTGACGATCTTTCATTTCTTTTGTGTTCTTTGCCCCAAACACGTTATTGATTGCTGCGAATATTCCAGATACTGCTGAAAGTATAGCTGTTAATATTCCAGTTGGCATGATTACTCTACGTAACTTGCTGTTGCATCTTTGCATCCAGAAGCAATAGCGTTAAGTACCTTTGCTGCAAGAACACCATTTCCATCTAGTCTAGCAAATTGTTGAGCATAGAGATCTTTGATTACGGTAACATAATTTGCCCAATGAGTTTTTTCACTTGGAAGATAATCATTAAGAGCTTTTTGAAGTTGTGCTGGAGTTGGAGTACTTCCAACTGTTAATGCTTCTACGATTGCTGCAACATTGTTTATCATTTTAGCTTTTTCAATTCTATCATTACCAGAAGTGGCTTGATCAAGAACAACGGTGCAAGCAAGCACAACTGCAGGTTTAACATAAGGAAGAGTATTTTCAACACTTGTTGAAACATCAACTTTTCCAGTATTGGTTGTAGCACAAGCTCCAAGAAATACGCTCAAAAGAGCAACTGCGGCTAATTGTAATTTATTCATATATTTTCTCCATGTGTGTGTATTCTTTCTTCTGCTTCAACTGTAGAAGCTACTGTTCCACCAGTAACTGCTGCATCTTTTACTGTAAGTGCAAAAACTATACCAGAAACGACTGCAACTAATTTTGAAATTCCAATAATATAAACTTCTGCTATGTCTGGAAGAAATGCTACCAATGAAGGATCAGAGTGAATTGCTATTGCAGTAGTAATTGCTATTACTGTGGTGACTCCAGAAGTGGAAGATCTCCAATTGGCGCCAAAGATTTTAGATAGCATAGTTTTCATAAAAGATTACACTATATTATAATAATATATATTTTTATATTCTAATAAATTAGACCACAGAATTATTAATACTATCCATTAAAATTTTTACTCTTGAAGCTAGTACATTTAAATCTAAATAATTGCCTATACTATAAAAAGACATTTTTCCATTAAAATTAACTACTGAACCAGCAGTATTACGTTGAAAAACATGAATATTGGACACAAGATTTGTTGTTGTATTTGGATATTGAGAAACAGCTGTAGACAAAGTAATGATACTAGTTTGCGTATTGCTTGTAGTATTATAGCTTAAATATGATTTATTTCCTGCTGTTGAATCGGTTGAAGGCCCTCTGCTGACACCAATAAAACCGACACCTATATTTGATGATGGATCATATGTCGAAAAAGAATTCGTAGCTCTTGCTCTAAAAATCGAAGAAGTTGTAGAATATGGTCTAATAGCTACTGCTCCATTATAAGTAACATCGCTTCCTAGAACGTACCCAGCAGAAACAACGCTTGAAGAATTAAGATTGTCTGTGACGAAAACGGAAGCATGAACGTCCCAGGCTTTTGAATTTGTCGCATAGTCATAACCTAATAAATTTGTAGTATTTGAATCTATATATCTTATCGCTGTTGTTCCTCCACCTGAAAGACCATTTTTTCTATTATAAAAAGCAGAAGTAAAATTATAATTAGTCGGATTTGGTCCTTTTAAAGGAATTAAACAACCTTGATACGTTCTGGCTCCTGCTAGAATACAGCAAGAATTTATTGCGTTCCAAATTTGATCATTTTTTAAACCAATAACAAAATTGTTAATTGCTTTTTTATAGTTAAACTCTAAACCGCTACTATTTCCAGCTGCAACATCTGCAGCTATTACTCTATTAATATAACTTTCTGCGTCTGTATCAAATACGAATTGTTTAGATCCCACTATTCCTGCTTGAACAGATGGTAATACTATCATGCTGTATTTCCATACATTATAAAATTACCACCGCCTAAACCTAATATTGATACTGCTGCGTAAGGTCCAGCAGTTTTATATAAATTGCCGTAACTATTTAATGTGGTACCTACTCCTGTAGCAATCGTAATTTGACCCAAACCTTGCTGTATAACAGAAACATTAAATCCCGCACCAAGACTTGACACGCCAGTAATTGAAAATGGCGTTGGTGAATTTGCTAAAATTATTTTACAATTGTGAGATGCATCTAGATTTAAATTATTTGTAACAGTTACTGTTTCTGGTATAGCATTTGCTATTCTAGCTCCATTAAAAGATGCTCCTGCGCTAAATGTTGGTGCAGAAGAAAATGTTTTAACTCCAGAAATAGTTTGATTTCCAGTATTATATACTAAATTCGGAGCAGTTACTTCTGTAGTAAAAGTTTTAACTCCAGCGATGGTCTGATTTCCAGAGATGTATACTAAATTATCTGCATAAAAATTACCATCAATTTTCTCTTCAGATGTAGAAATGCTAATATATCCTTGACGATTTTCATTGTTGTAATTATTCTCACAAATTATTAAATATTTGCCATCATTGCTCATCACTGTTCTTCGTAAATCTTTTGAAAGTATAACTATGGAGTTATTTATGTGTGGTGCTGCCACTGTTCCCATAGATCCTCTCGCCACAGTAAGAGTATTTCCTACAATATTAGTTATACGTAAAATTTCATTATCAATTTGTAAAAAAGTACTTCCTAGAGTATCATCTACGGACATGTTTAATGATGAATTTACGTTAATACTTGTTTCTGTAGTGGTTGTAATTGCAGAAGCAAGAGTTGTGGTAATATTTTCTTTTGTAGTTGCGAGCTTCCAATTATTCCCATAATCAACAGAAGTAAAGACAAATCCATTTTTTACCGTAAGCACTGATAGTCTACCATGATCACTGTTAGCAATTGAAGTTAAAGAAGAATAAAGACCAAAATCTTTTGTAATTTTCCAAGTAAGTCCATAATCATTAGAAGCATAAACTCGACCCTCAAAATTATCTTTACCAGCACTTACAACCAATTGAAATCTTCCGTCTGCGCTCATAGTATTCGAAAAGAAAGGCACACTGTTTGGAGTTTCAAGCGCTCGTGTCCAAGTTACCCCATAGTTAGAAGAAGTTAAAATATATTTGGTTGTTACAATAGTTTGATATTTTCCATCGCTACTCATTGCTATAAATCTTAAAGCTCTTAATACTATTGAATTAGCGATTGCGTTAACCGCGCTAAAGCTTTCTCCGTAATTGTTGGATCTATAAATAGTAACTGTCTGATCAGCATTATTAGAATAAATAACCGTTTGATATTTTCCATCAGAACTCATAGCAGGATTTACCCAATCATTTGTGTTATTAAATTTTTGTGTCCAAGAATTACCATAGTCTTTTGAAACTGCTACGATACCAGCGCCGCCAGCAAGGAAGGTAGTAACAGCAATTTGATACTTTCCGTCAGCACTCATTGCCGTTCCTCTCCAATTTAAATTACCAAACTCTTTAGCTGTTGCATACCAAGTTTTTCCAAAATTATTAGAAACATAAAGAAAATTATTATCTCTAGAAGCAGTTATGTATTGCGCATCACTACTGCAAGACAACCATCTCCATGCTCCTGGCAATGAACCTACTGCTGTAAAATTTTCACCTATACTAGCTTCATGTATTCTGCTTCTATTTTGAGTTATCTTTGTTCTTCCAAAGAAATATCCACCATCAAAATTTCCACTATATCCAACACCAGTCAAATATCCAGTAGAATTAGAATTCATTAATATGTTGTCGTTGTACACTGCATTTGTTTGAAAATTTGGAATACCAATTACATCTCCCATGGTGATATCACCCTGCACTAAAAATCCATTTCCATTTAAGTTTGGACGAGATGAAAAAGTTTTAATTCCATTTATGGTTTCATCGCCATAATTTTTAACGAATTGCGCTGAACTTGGAAAATCAACCCAAGTTTTTGTGCCATTTGTAATATTTTTTAAATAATATACTGTTTGAGTATCTGCAGAATAGACTGCCATTCCAGAATATGGTTGCACTATCGAATTTAACTCTCCTGTAACATTTACCGATAACCGTTGGTCTAATGGGAGCGGAGCTTTTAAATCAAAATTTAGTATTAATGGTATTCCTGTATTCATATTTAAAATTTAAATGTTAAGTCAAAATTAGATACACTAGAATAGTATCTTGATTTATAAACATAATAATTCGCGGGTTGTAGATATAATTGCCATCCTGCGAGATTTTCTAATCCATTTGGGTCTTGTATACTAGACACTGGCCCCCAACTAGACGGAAATGCGACATAGATAATTTCATTATTTGTGGTGAAAGTAAATTTTTTATCAGATTCCTGTTCCAACATAGTAACTACTCCTGGCCTTAAGCCTTGGGCGGGATCTGAATTCACATAAAGAATTTCATTAAAAGTTAAATTATTCGCCCCAGTTATTGCATAATACATTGGATATTCAAATATTATACTAGCATTTTGAGAAATTTGCTTTTGAGTACCTTTGAAATAAGATAGATCAACTTTTATAGATGTATTCTGAGATACGTTATCTCCTGTGTAATAAAAATTACCAAATTGTGGATTGCTGTCAACCTGTAAAACTGTATTAGTAGAAACATTTGTATAAATCAGCGATACCAAGCTTGCATCAGCATCATCATTGCCGATTATTGATCCTGAGAAAGTTATTGGATAAGTTTGTATTCCTCCAGTTAATAGTGGGCTATTTTTTAAAGATATTGACATCGGTACAGTTGGAAAGAATACATTACTTACAAAAGTAAGTATATTTGAACCACCAACATTTAATCCAGAAGGAAAAACGTTTCTTCTTATGTTTCTATTACCATCAAAATTTAAACTTGGTGGAATTTCAGAAGTTTCTCCTACTAATTGTACTCCTGATCCATTAACAGTTGGCCTAAATTTGAATTCAACATCTCCATCAGATATTTGCAAATTAACTCCAGAAATTTGAAATAAATCTATATCAAACATGTCTAATTGATTTGCAGTGATTAGATTTGTAAAAGTTTTAGCTCCACTTATAGTTTGAGTTCCAGTTGTGTAAACATAATTTTCAGGTTCCCAACCAGCAGGAACCGTTCTATTGTTTATATTTTTTAATAAGTAAAATTTATTTTCTCCACTTACGTATACTTTTGTAACGTTTTCTTTGAGTTGATCTACTTTACTATTTGTTCCACTACCTATTTGATATAGTTCAGTTAAATTAGCGACAGATCTTGTGCCACCTCTAACAAAATTAGTATCAACTATTGAATTGAGTTGATTATTATGTTGAATAATATCTGGTAAATTTATTGCCATATTTAATTAAAAGCTAATGAAACATTTGTAAATGCATCTGTAGAGTTAGACTTATAAACTCTATATGTTACATTTGCTCCATAACTATTTACTCCTACAACATCACTTAGTTTTGTAAATGATCCAAAAATCTGATATGCGCCATCTTGCACGATTGAAGAAAGATCTCCTTGCGAAGCTCGATAGCAGTAATATGTATAATTTCCTGCTCCAGCCGTTACTGAAGAAATTGTTCTAGATTTTGAATCAGCGAACAATAAGATCGAACTTGACAAACTTTCAATTTGAGCTAAAGTTAAGGTTGTATTACTGCTATATCCTAAATAATTATTATAAAAGAATGATCTTGTGCCTAAATTTAAAGTTGTAGTTTGATATCCATCCACAATTTGAATTCTATAAGATATACTTGAAGCATTTACTAAATTTATATCATTATGAGCTCTACTAATAACCGCAGATGGGCCAGAAATTGAAGTAGATGAACCAATATTTGTCCAAGCAGAAGTGATTCCATTTATGATAGATTGATATTGTAATTGATAACTAGTTAAATTTACATTAGGAGAATTTCTATTTATTGTAACAGCCAAAGTTGTAGATACATTTCCTAAAGTTGCATCTCCGCCAATAGAAATATTCGTAATAGTTGGAGCGACATAACTTACTGGAGTAATTGTTAATGTCCCAGTATTTGCTGCCCCCATTGTATCAATAACTACATATCTATAGTTAAATGGATTTGCATTAAAGTTTGTGTCTGTTAAAGAATGAGTATAAGAGATCGAAGAAGATTCATTTCCAATTAAGTTTGTATAAGAGCCAGCGTTTCCTCTTCTATATTCTATGAACCCAGTTTGCACAGAAGAGTTTAAGCTATTTATTACATTAGAGGCATTAAGAATATTATTTATAGAAGTTTGATTAAATGGTACCACGGTGTTTGAACTAAATGAAAGTGTTGGACTAATCGGCTCTACCAAAATTAATTGAAGAACTTCTGGAAGACTTTTCCCGCTAGCTGGTATAATTTCCCCATTAGAGTATCTACCAAATGTTTTATTATCGCTTAATGAAACATTTAAATCTCCAGTAAATGTAAACCCAGCAGTTGGGTCCCCACTTAAAAGCATTCCAGTGCCATTTACTATTGGCCGCTTATCAAAAGTCTTAAGCCCTCTTATAATTTGGTCACCAGTATTGTAAACTATATTATCTGCGTAAATATTAGCACCTATAAGATTTAATTCTTCAATATCATTAATATAAAGTCCACCATCTAAAGTTAAATTGCCCGAAATATTTAAATCCTCTGAAAATGTTTTAACTCCACCTATAATTTGGTCACCGACATTATAAACTAAATTAGGAGCAATTATCCCAGTTACAAAAGTTTTAATTCCAGAAATAGTTTGATCACCAATATTATAAGTGATATTAACAAGATTTGGTGCACTAACTGGATTTGTTAAAATTACATTTCCGCTTGTTATTATTATATCAACTCCAGAAAGGTTTAAATTATCTATATTATTTAAATCAACTCCATCTACAAATGTTTTAATTCCAGAGATATTTTGGTTTCCTGTCAATAGTACTGTTTCACTTAAAGTGACTCCAGAAACATATTGAAGTATTGTTCCACTTTGAGACTGTAGTGAATCAGTAACAAAATTACTCAAATCAGTTTGGTCAATTTGTTTTGTTCTAATATAGTTTGGCATATTATTTTACTTTGCTATGATAAAGAATACTTGCAAGATAACTATCGACTTGATGATCGTAAGCGATGGAATTTACACTCGCAATAGCTTCTTGATTTTGGTCTATAGGAGATTCAATATAATTTTCTATTTTAGATGTCCAATTTTCTGGAAGTTCATTAGCAATAATAATCTTAGATATTTGTTCTGCTACGTCTTTTTGATTATAACTTAGCTTTTTAATGTTATGTTTTTTGCGAAGCGCAGCTGAAACTTCTTCTTCTAATTTTTGAGCAAGAACAAGATTCTCTTTAACTTTTATAAGACTGTATTTCTCTTCAATAGCTTTCGATTGCTTACCAGTTCCAGGAGGTGAAACATTTTTTGTGCTTTGAGGAATTCCAGTTGATCCAGGTGGTCTACCAGCTTGTTGTTGACTTCCTCCAATTAACGGTTGATAGAAACCTTGGTCTTTTAATTCTTTAAATTTTTGTTGAGCTTCTATAGACTCGTCTGCATCTGGAAGTCTTCCTGTTTCGATTGCTGTAATTCCTTCTAATGGAGTTAATATTCCAAGTTCAACAAGTCTGGTATAAACTCTAGAGTACTGAACATCATCTTTTAAATCAATATCTTCAAAATTTGGGTTTGGGTAATTTTTAAATCCAAGATCTTTGCTAATTCTACGTATTTCTGGAACTAAAAATTCATTTAAAAATGTTTGGCGAGCTTGCTTGAGTCTTTCTATAAATACTTGTACTTTAATACTAGTATTGGCAAATTTTTCGGTACCTATTAAAATATTATTTAATCCCATTTGAATATCTCTATCAACAACTTCATATTTTTGTGGACCAAGAAGACTAGAAATATCTGGAATAACAAATTGAGCTTTTGTTGTATAATCTGCAATTAAAACTCTACCTACACTTTGATTTTCAAAAAGTTTTTGCATCGATTCTAGGTTCTTTTGATTAATGCCTCCGTTGTCTGGAGTATCTCCCATAGTAACAAGAAGAACAGATTGCTGCATTGTTCTCGTAACAGCCATATCCATTTTTTTCATTTCTGCTTTCCAATTTATATCTTCTAATACTGGAAAACCCATGGGAACTGAAAATGGTTCGTAATCTTGTTTTTTATAAAATACTGCGCAAAGTTTTTCTCGCTCTAAAGATAAAGTAAGAACCCCTACAGTCTTTTCTTTAATAAGTTTTTTGGTTTCTGGAGGAAGACTCTCTAGCATTTCTCTATCCTCGTCAGTTTTTGGAGTCTTAAGTCTTTCTAATTCATAGTCACTTAATATTTTATAATATTTACTTTGAGAAAAATTAACAGTTCCAGCAATTTGAATGTCTGATGGATTTAATATTATATATTTAGAAGGCAAACTAACTTTTGCTTGAGAAACTAGTCCGAACGTTTGCGTTATCCTGTCTATATCTGCGTCTGCTACTTTTGTATCAAAACGATAAATAAAAACATTACCAGAACGATAGTATTCACGGAAAAATTTATCTTGGAGGTCTGTTATATTGATTTTTTTAAATAAAGCTTCAAAAAAGTTTCTTGATTTAGAGCTACCGCCAGTATAGTATATATTACTAGAAGAAAATTCTGTCATTAAATCAATCGTATTTCTAAATATTGCAAAATTATAATAAGCCTTTTGACAAAGGATAACAGCATCGCGAACATTTATATTTGAATCATTTTTAATTCCTGAAGAATATCTAAAAGGTATTAATCCATCGCTAATATTTTTATATCTATCTGTTCTAACAGAGGTACTTGCAGCATTTCTTCTGACCCTAGTCTCTTCTGCTTTAGCTGTATATTTAAAGCTATCGTCTGATGCGTTCGATACTATCATAGGTTCGAATCCTTGATTTTTAATCGATTTTTCAGACTTTTTATTTTTTTTAGCCATTAGCGTTAATTATTACACCTTTATTTAATCATTATAGGCGAAAAAGTGGATGTTTCTATTATTTCTGGTTGTTCCATCATGTCATTATAGCATTTTAATGCCCAGTTTGCTAACATAAGTGCTGAATAATTGTCTTTTCTTGCTTTATTGGCTGAAGAGCTTCTTTTTAAATGCTGTGGAAGATCAAAAGTCTGGGTACCTCTACTTGTAGAAGAATGCTCTACTAATGCGCATTGTTTCTTTGTTTGATATATGAAATCATCTTGGTTTTCTATAAAATCAAGGATAGTCCAATCTTTTTTATCTTCACTTTTCATTAAATCTATTGGGGCACTTTTGTTTATAACCTCATTAAAAAATGATTCATGCGCGCCTGTTCTACTAGCAAACCATATTTTCTTATAATCAATACAAGCCTGTAAATATTCATTTGCTTTTCTAATAAATGTGCCAGTAAATACTTGATTAAAGGCTATTCGTTTATCTTCTACGTTATATTTTTTTCTAGCGTTACGAATCATAAATTCATATTCTGGTCCATCAAGATCTGAGTCTATATCAAATGTTTTTATTTCTAGTTTTTGTTTTTTGAATAATTCTGATTCATTACATGCAGATAAAAATACATCTGCTCCAGCGTTATCGACAATCATTAATACTATATTAAAATTTGTCATTATATAATATAAATAGGCTACGTGATTTTTAAGATTGCCTAATCCAGAATAAGTATGAACTAATATTCCTTGTTTTTTCTCTTCATCAAGCTCTAAAACAGCCATAGCAAAATAATCTGCATTTGGACTATCGCTCATATTAGGATCAATACCAAGAATATATTTTTTCTTTGGATCTCCTTTCAATAAAGTATGTGGTTTTTCGCCTAATTTCAAAGTACAATCTTCCATTTTTTTACCATTAAAATAACTATCACTACCATCAGTAAATCTAGCGCAATATTCTCTTAAAAAACTACTATGACTTGCTCCACCATTTTGCGCTTCTTCAATAATCGTTTTATCTATCATTTCTTCTGGAAGAGCTTCGTAACTAAGTTGACTTACGAAGTATGTTGCTTCTGTTTTTTCATTATTTATAATTTTTTCAGACCATTCTTTATAAGTTTTATATAAATTTTCAAAAGTATAACTCGCAGAAGAAAACGCCAACATTTTACTTGTGTTCCCAAAAACCTCTCGGTCTTCTTCTTTCATTGAACCTTCTTGAATGAGCTTATCTTCTAGCTCTCTGATCTCCATTCTTTCTTTGATGTTCTGTGGAGCCACAAGGAAAGGCATAAGTACATTTTTAATAATTTCTTCTGGCAAAAGCAAGAACTCATCCAATACTAGAACGTTCGCTCTAAATCCTCGAATTTTTTCTCCGTTTAATGGGATCGCTACAATACTTCCTCCATTAATATGCCATTCAAATTGATCATTTCTTTTAGCTTTTGCTCCAAAACATTGAGCTAGTAATTCTGCACCTGGACTATTAACTATTTTTTCTAAATTATTAAAGATAAATCGCGCAGTTCTAAAGGTAGGACCAGCAATTAAAATTTTTGTATTAGGTTCAAATATGCATTGTAGAAAACAAAATACTGCAGCTATAAAACTCTTACCACATCCTCGACCAAACACACACATATTAAAATTCCTATTGAAGAAAGCTTTAAGATGTATCTCTTGATATGGTGCGAGCTTAACTCCGCTTATCAACTCTGTAGTAAAGCCTATATTTGCTCTTAAAAATTTAGCCAAAGATATCTTTGCTTCTTTATCGTTTAAAAAACCTTTAAGTAGCGCTAATTCAGCATTAACGTCTTTAATTTCTTTTACGTATTTTTCTGGACATTCTATCATAAAATTTTTAAATCATAAGCTAACTGTAAATCTATTTTTTTATAAAAACATTTAGAGCTAAAGATAGACTCTATCACTCTTTTCATTTCATTTTTACCATCTACAAAAAGAAACTGCAAATTATCATAATCCTGTATAAGCTCTCTCACGTTATGAAAAATATATTCTGGTGTGGCTTTTATTTTTTTGCTAATATGTGGCAGATATTGAAAGCTTAATGCATTTGCTAGTTTTTCTTCAATAACTACTACAAGATAAGCGTTATTTTTCTTAGCTTTGGTTATTTCATTTTTAAATCTATCTAAATTGCCTATACTCAGAGTACTAATAAAATCGCTAAGGCTTTTACGCTCTATATAACAATCGCAGTTATCGTTAGAGCAGGAATAATCTCCAAAAGGCAGCGTCTTTATTTCAAAAGGTATATCAAATTTAAGCCAACTCTGTTCTCTGGTGTCAACGTATATGGTATCTCTTACGGTTAGTTTGTTTTTAAATTGGTTAGTTATATCTTTAGGATGTACAAACTTATTTTCTAAGCCTACTTCAGAACAGAGGTCATAATAGTTATTAAAAATTTTATTATAAAAGATAACAGACGGACTCATGATCGTTCTTAGTTCTACTTGTGTTGGAGAGTATACAATATTCTTGTCTGCTTTGCGTTTAACTAATAACGACTTGCAGTACTCTTGAGCTTTTTCTATTGGCTGATCTTTCAGCCATTTTTTCATATTATTTTTATCATTGAAGTCGCTATTAAAGTATTGTTCTTTGTTTTTGAAGTTAATAGTCTCTCCAGAGAATAAATCTTTCTTTGGGTAAAAAGTATGATAATATTTTTCTTTATTTAAACCATATCCTCTAAGCGCAAGATGAAGACTTTTTTCATCTTTGAACTCCTTACCGTCTACTTTGCATATTACGCTCATCCATTTAAAATCTCGTCTCTAGAGATTCCTAATATTTTACATTTTATTTCTTCCATAGATGAAAGACGATCTATTTCTTTTTCTAAACTCTTTTTTCTAAGATCTGCCATTTTAATTAACTTAGTCCTATTCTCTTCTTCTTTCCACATCTGCACAAGATTAATAATTGAAGCTGTTTCCTTGACTTGCTTGCTTAATTTTTCGCTTCTTTTAACTTTTAAATCATTATTTAATTTTTGTTGTCTATTAACACAATCATTGTATTCTTTTCTAGCTGTATTGCTTGCTTCAACTAAAGCCATAGGAATTTTACCATCATCTTGAATGGCTAATTCAATTTGATTTTGTAATACGCTAATGGTTTGTTGTATACTAGAAGAAATAAGAACTTCTGTACAGAGCACTATATATTGATCTACTTCTTCTTGAGTTAAATCACCTTTATTATAAGTATATCTTACGAAGCTACTTTCAAAAAGTTCGCGGTCACTATCATTTTCATAAAGATTAATTTGATGTATAAATCTGTGAGTATTCATGTAGCTTATCACGGCACTAATTTCTCTTTTTTGTCCATGAGTTATTTTACTTTTATCTACTCCGTCTAAAACATATTTATTAATTTTTGCTATCATTCTCTCTTCACTGCGCGGAGGTTTATAATCTCCAGTAGAAGCTTCTTCATTTTCGCTATTGTTATATTTTATATTTGTAGGTATACTTTTCATATACTCTAAAACGCTTCTGCTTTCTTGGCAAAGATTTGTTAGAGTTTCATCTTTGAATAAAATTTTAGCCATTTCTAATCCAGTCATAGCATTACAATTATTACTAATATACTCTTTTTGTTCGCTAGATAGATCTAATATACCTTTCGCTTCATATTCATGACTTTTTCGTGGTTTAATTTGTCTGGATGCTAAAAATTGTTTTACAGCTTTGCCTTCTTTGCTTCTGCCGTCAAGATCATCTCTATCAAAAGCTAATTTAACAAGTTCTGCTAAAGATGGAGGATTATCTGGTCGATCATTCCATTCGTTCAGTAGTTTTAATTGCTGATCTTCAGTTAATATAAGAATATCTTCGCTCATACTATATCTATATCTCCATTGTATAAATGTTTTTTTACTTTTATTATGATAGATTTTTTTAAATTTTTAATTTGTTTGTATCCAGCCATACGATTTTTTTCAGTAGTCTTGTATCCCATCAAAGTTGCTACTTCTTCATCACTTTTATCTTCAATATATAAATATTTATATATTTTCCACTCTATTGGTTTTAAAATCTTTTGCATTTTATCATGTATATTTTTAGCTGAAGATTCCAAGTCGAAATGATCATTTTTCATATCATTAACTTCTTGAGTATGATTTTCTAAACTAACGGTTATTTTTGTATCATGAGCATTCTTCTTACTACTCTGCCAATTTGAATAAAGTGGACAAGCTGCACATTGTTTATGATAAATAGCGCAACCATCATCTGACTCTGCTGCATTACATTTTAAACAAGGCCTTGAATAATTGCTATAATTATTTCGTATTAAATTTTTGATTTGATTACTGATTATTCTGTTCACCCAAGGAGCAAGTGGTTTTGAAGAATTATAAAGATGCCATTTTTTATAAATATGAAATCTTAATATCTGAGATACATCATTGTAGTCCATCCAAGCAATAGCAGTTAAATTCCACTTATTTTTTCTTTTAAAAATTTCTGTATTTATACTATCAATATGATTTTCGAATTTAAGCTTTTTACCCATTTGTTCGGCCCTTACGATTTTTCGTTGGCCTTTGGGCTACAGAACGTGATAAAGGTCGTAAAGCGCCACCTTCTTTAGCTAAATTTTCTAATTGTTCTTTTTTATTAAAGGCAATTTTTGGCCTATTCTTTCTAGCATCGTTGTCTTTTGAAGAACCAATTATGTTGCCGATTTTTTCTCCTTTATGTTGATAAATGTCAACATCAAAATCTAAATTATCAATATCTGGTACTTCATTTACTTCTGTAATTTCAGAATCATCATCCTCGTAATCTTCTGGTTCAATATTTGGTCTTTTAGCTTTGCTTAGGGTTGGTTTTTGCATTTGAACTGGTAAAGCTACTTTTTCTTTTTTAACGCCCAAAAATGAATTTCCACAATTTGTACAAAATTTAGGTTTATTTAAGGAATATTCAGTTGGTGAACCACAATCAGAACAATAAATTTTTAACATATATTATTATATGCTAAATAAAGAGTATATTCTAAATATTTAAATTTAATTTAAAATAACGATATATTGTATTTACGCGGCGGGACAAACTTTCGTAGCTGTATAAGGAGATGGCCACTCAGCTTGCCAAGGAAATTCTGCAACGGTTAATGATGTTACAAATGGACTTCCAGCGTTAGCATAACTCCAAGGACTTGAAGAGTCTGCTCGATATACAGTTTCATCTCCAGGAGAACCACCTGCATAATAAGTATAATGATTTTCATTATCACGAGTTAAAGGTCGCGCTCCAGCATACCATCCTACCATTAAAACTTTAGCATCATTATTAGAGCAGTCAGTAACGGTTGGATATTGAGAGCTAGAAGCTACAGATCCTACGTTAGTTATGGTAACATCTCCAGGACTAGAATCTTTTGTTGGTTCATTTGTATCAGCTAATAATAATAAAGTTGTACCAGATATATAACCCAAAGGAGCTGTAGGCTCGAATGGACTAACCATGTGATAAAAAATTTGATTATCATTAATTCTTAAGTTTGTTATGTATCCTTGATAATCATAAGCTCCAATATCCCAAGGAGTACTACCACTATCAAAAAGATTACCAATTGTTATAACGCTATATTCAGTATCGGGTGGAGAATAATCACCAAAAGTTGCATCCAGTACTCCATTAATAAAAATAAGCAATGTAGATCCTCCATCATATGAAACAGCAACATGTGTCCATGCATTTAATGGTATTTGACTAATTGAATTAAAAAATCTAGCCCCTCCAAGAGTACTATTATAGCGATAAAATGTTAATTTATTATTGAATAACTGCAATGACCAGTTATTTCCACCACCTTCAGTATCTCCAATAATTATATCTCCATAAGTACCTTCAGGATTTCCGTTAGCATCTAGGCCAGCAATCGTCTTTATTGATGTAGGTTTTATCCAAGCTTCTATAGTGAAAGGTTCAGCAGCTAAAATACTTATTACTTCACTTCTTGGTAATTGTAAAAATTGATTTGGATCATTAAAAAATAAACTTCCAACTGATGTAGTAGTCGTAGTATTAGTAGTCGTAGTATTAGTTATCTGAGCGCAAGATGAAGACTTTTTTCCTCTTCTAAAAGCCCCAAGTTGTTTTGTTTTTTTGACTATCATATAGCCAATATAAAGTTAAACTAACTTCTTTCCCAGCAAATATAATTTGGGCTCACTCCACTAACGCTAACTATTCCTGTATAATTAAGATCGCTTAAGCTTCCACCATCACCGCCTCCAGCATTAGTGCTCGAAGCTAGAACAAAATTAAATGAATTACCCGCAGCAGAAGCTCCGTATTTTACATGAAGATGAGATGTTGACAAATTTTGAATATAAAGTTCTTCGCGATCAGCATTCGCTTGTAAAACTGTTCCATTTGTTCCGCTTACTGTAAAATTAGATATTGGGTCTGCTGGAGTGGCATCATAATCTAAATTTATTCTTTTTTCAGAGATATCTGTTGTTGTGAGATTAGACATATTAAATATGATTACACATTAAATATAAAATAATATCTTATTTTATTTCTTCAAACTTCTCAATAATATAAGCTAAAATATCATTTCTCATAATATCACTTGTGCCAAATTTAAAAGTTACAATACCTTTACTTGCGCTTTTTTCATCATCAAAGAGCTGATATATTCTCTCAAATCCGCTATTCTTTATATCTGATTGACGAATATCTCCAATAAATATTAATTTACTAAATTTGCCCATTCTAGTGCTAACTAATAAAAGATCATGAATACTTAAGTTTTGAGCTTCGTCACAGATTATATAACTAGCATTAATACTGAGTCCTCTTAAGAACCCCAATGGAAGTCCTTTGACTCTTTCTTGCTTTAATAATAATTCTGCTTGTCCTTTAGGTAATAATTCATGGAGTTTGTCCATTAAAGGCTGTAGATATGGATCTAATTTTTCATGAAGATCACCTTTAAGAAATCCTAGATTATGAGTGCTACTTTCCACAGGATTACGAATATAGAATATCTCTCCTACCTTCTTATTATTAATTGCATGAAGAGCGCAATAAACGCTTAACAAGCTTTTAGCTGTTCCTGCTGGGCCTTTGCAGAATACCATCTTGGTAGATTTATCTTGTAAAGTTTGAATAAACTTCTTTTGATTTTCTGTCCAATTGAGATCCCTAATATTCAAGGGTTGTTGAATTTTATCTCTTTGAGGAACCACTGGGGACTTGTCCTCTTTTTGTTCTTTTCTATGTTTTTTAGACATGAGGTTTCCACAATGGTTTACACTATATTTTGAATTAAGTGTAAATAAAAGAACTGTGGCATACTTAAACGCAAATATTCCTCCGATTGAATGTTACGTAAGAGGAAATTATTTAAGAAATCAAGAAGACAGCCATGATAAATTTTTTAAGTGCATAGTATTTGGCGTAGCTTCTGTTCCAAATCGCTCTCCTTTGTTTCATTTTATAATGCAGGACGGAGGAGTTTGGTGGAGAGCACCAATTAGTGCTTTTTGTAGTAAAAAAGATGCTCCAGTAGAAGACTTAAATCAATTAGTTTTGTGGGATAGTTTCAGTTATTACATAAGCGTAAATCAATTTTATGCTCTAAAAAATGCAAAGATGCAATATTTAGATAGACAAGGGCATAAAAAGTTTGGACGATATCTTTTTACTCTTGATTGGGCTCATCCAGAATTTAATGAAATAAATTTTGGATATAGTGAGACTCCAAATGAACATAAATGCGGACACGTTATAGAATTAGATAATGGTAATTACGCTATTCAACCTAATAATAGAATAAAAGTTTTTGATGCTAGTTTCGTTACAAAACCAAACGAAATACTCATCGAAAGAAAAGTAAGTGATCATATTTACACTGTCGAAGATAGCCCCAAATGGCATACTGAAGACAATGATAATTTTGATTACAAAATGAAGGAGATAAAATGAATAAAACTATAAAAATAACGCAAAGAAATATATTTGAAGGAGAAATGGCTAATCCTCAAAACTGTGCAATTGCTAGAGCAATAAAAAGAGATATGAAGGGTAAATTGATGAGCGTTTCTGTATTGCCTTCTCATGTGACATTAAAAATAGATAATAAAATGTTCTTTGCTAAAATGCCAAAAATTGGTGCATCTTTTATCAAAAGGTTTGATCATCGTAAAAGCACTAATCCTTTTCAATTAAATTTAAAATTTAAAAAAGGCTACGCTTTAGTTTAATTTTTTATACCTGGATCTGCAAGGGTTGGGTTATGTTTTTGTTTAGTGCCTCTTTTAAAAGGGGTTAATAAAGTTTTTATAATTTCAATTGGTTTTTCTATTATTTCAATTTCTTTTTCGTCAAATTTTTTATTAGCTGCAATATTATAAGCTAATAGTAATGATACTGCTAATGGATCAAATACCCCTACAATAATTAAGATAAATAACTTAACTACAGTTTCTATTTTTACATTAAATGCCTCTGCTATAAATTTATATGTGCCAATATCAGATTTGCTAATTTCTTTTTTAAGATCTATAATAGAAGTGTCAAGAGAGTTGACTTCTGATAATAAATTAACGTTAATACTATTAATTTTCTCTACATTTGATTCTAATGATGATATACTAACCTGCATACCTTCTAGAGTTTTAGATTTTAATTCTAGTGATTTTTTGTCTACTACTTTTTCTTGACTATCGCTTCCAAAGAACCCTCCAGATTTAGTTACTGTTGTGGTTGTAGATTGGTCTAATGCTTTAGATAGATTATTCTCTTGATTCTTGCGCGTTTCTGTTAAACTTTTAACTCTTTCATTATTTGAAGCTACTTGATCTTTTAGTGAACTCTTTTTAGCTTCTAGTAATGATACTTGGGATTCAATTGCATCTATATTACTTTTAGTTGAGTAGAAAGCTTGACTAAGAAATCCAAATATTCCAAGACTTGTAATAACCATAAGAACTACTACTGCACTTATTAAATATGATTTGATAATATTATTAATTTTTTTCCAGTATCTATATAAAAAACTGGTTGCCATTATTTTTCCAAACTCTAAACTGCTAGCCATAATAATCGCTGGCCAAAAACTACCAGAGAATAAAAGGCCTATTCCTTTCACAGAAAAGAAAGCTCCACAAGATGCTAAGAATAGAGCTGATAGCCCTAATAATACTTTAAACATTAAATCTAATTACACTATTTGGCTAAATATTCTGCTGCTTCTATATTGCCTTGTCCAAAAATCCATTCTGCCATAGCCACAGCATCCTTTTTAATATCAGAGCTTATCCCATTCATTTCTACAATGCTACCGCCATTATTAATATCATATAAATAAAAATTACCTCTCCACTCATAAACGCATACAGCATGACCTTCTTTTGTTCTTTTTCCATTACGATTTTCATAATATACAACTCCTAAAACTTCGCTCCATATATTATGTTGGCCTAATTTCTTATTAATTGCTTCGTAAGCTACTATACTATTTATAAGACAAGAATTAGGATAGTTTAAAGGTATTCTTTTGTTGATCTGAGCGTTACAAAATGAACAACTAAATATAAATAAGAAAAATACTATAAATTTTTTCATATTAAGTTTTAACTAAATACCTCTTGTAGTTTTTTGAATGCCATATGCTCTTAAGCTCTTGATATGATATAATTCTAATCCCTGGACTTTCAATACCTGGATCTGTTATTAAGAATAATTTATTGTTTTCATGATATCCATTTAGTACTACAACGTGCTCCTTTGCCGCAATGAGAACTGGTCTTTTATTTTTTAGTTCACTAATAATAAAATTTAAACCTTCATCTCCCTTAGTCATTCCATATGATTTTGTTTCCCAAGTAACGTCAAAATATCTAAGACCTTTTATTAATTTTTCGAATGAATATATTGGACTAAACATTCTTTTGTCGTTATCTTTATACATGATTCCATCTACTTGTCGTTTAATATCTTTTTGATCTATCTCCTGACCGTAATAATATAAGACCATTTGAGTAGATGCAGCTACGCATAAACTCGGAAGTTGAGGAACATATTTTATATCACAGTAGTAACCTTCTGCTTTTATTTCTTCTACTCGTCTGGTGTTATAGGCATCTATGCTTCTATAGTTATAAACTTGAGAAAAACTTTGATTTAAACAAATCAGCGATACTAAAAATAAAGATCTAATCATTATTTTGGGCAGTTATATTTTTTGATTTGAAATTGAGGGCCACCACTAGCTTTAGTAAGATATTTATTCTTGAGATTACTAAGCTCGTTTTGTTTTTGAAATCTTACGTTTTGAGCTGCGTTTCTCATAAGAAGAACATCTCTATATTCCATTTTTGATTTAGTTGCTCTATTGTATTCCGCTTCGTGATATCTTACTTCTGATTGTAGGGTACGAATTCTATGATTTTCTGCATTACCGAAATCATCTTTCCAAATGAGACATTTTGTTTCATTTGCGTGGTTTATATTAAAACTTGATAAGATTAGGAGACTTGTTATTATTAATTTCTTCATATAATATATACTACTATCAATTTAACTTGAGGTCAAGGCTATTTTACATGTAAAACGCATTTATAGTCTCTAATTCTTTACTTTTTAGATTTATAATTTTGCCATGTTGGGGCTCAATAAATATAGGTGTTATTCTATTATTTTTAAGTGTTAAGCCTACATTAATTGCATGCAATCCTACAGAGTTATCTTCTGCTCTAGATTGAGAAAGATAGGTTATAATTCCAATAGCAATACCATCCTCATGATTTTCTACATTATAAGCATGATAGATATCACTGAATAAGACAAAAGCTTTTGAAAAATTCATACAATTCCACTTATTTGAATATTTACTTAATTTCATTTTTAGTAACCAATCGGTATACCCTGGAAGGATTTTATTTTCAATTAAGGGTTGATCTATTGTATTATATGTTTGTTTATTGGTTACAGCATAGCCATTTATTTTTGCAATTCTAAAGACATCAAATTTATGAATTTGTTCTGATTTGATCATTTGCTCTTCCAATTGCTTCCTACTTCTAACCCATTTTTGGGCAAAGTAGAAATATAAACCTTGGGCGCTGGTGAAATTGATGATTTTTTATCAATAAGAATGGTACTTTCTGTTCCTATTGTTGAGATATGGTTGCTTTTTTTATTAAATAATAGATAACTTAATAGCGCCAAGAAGATAATAGATACTGTTGTTATTGTTTTTTTATTTTTCATTGTGATAAGTATTACACGATCTTATTAAGAGCATATATAATAAGAGCTATATAGAAAAAATAGGCTCCTGGATTTTTTTACTTTGGTTTATTTATGAATTTAAATGATTTTATATAGATTTTAAAAAAGGGTAGGGGGGTATAAGAGAGATAAAGATAGATTATAATAGATATAGATTTATATATAGAGTAATAGATTATTATTATTGGGGAGAATGATTTTGGTCCCCCCGCGGCGATTTCTCGAAAAGAGTTGGCTCAATTTTTTCAAAAATGGGGTGGGTTTATGTGTATTTTTTTATTCCTTTAGCTATAAGTCGTTATCTATCAATGAAATTTAACTTGAATATATCTCTTGTACCTTTGCTATAATATGATAGACTACTCTTATATGAAAAACAAATTGAGTAAGTTCGAAACCCTCCTAGCTAACCTTGAAAAAGCCTCTGCGAATCACAGCAAGGCTTGTGACTCTTTCCTTAAAGTCTCTGAGGAATACTCCTCTAAGCGTGAGGAGATGCTCAAGCTATACGAGCCTAGCGATCTCAGCCACGCTTGCGAGTAGCACAGAAGAATAACCATTGACACAACCAATCGAAAAGGATAATATAAACACTATGAAAAACAAACTAAACATCACTAAGCAATCGTTCGGTGACACAACCGCTTTCCTCTTGGAAGGTGGCAAAGGTCGCATCACTTCATTCCACAATGCCCTATACAACTGGGGTGCAACCAATGGTCAGTTGCACGATATGGGTAACGGCAAAGCGTTTTACTTTTACGCTCAACCCGAGGCAGTCTTACACGCTCTCGTTAAGATTGCTCTACACTCCTTATGCAATAAGATCAACGCAAAGGGAATGAAGGGTGGATTGATGAGCCTTGCGAAGATCAAGGCACAAGGTCAATTCGATGAGATCATTGATGGGCGATTCCTTCGTGCCTCTGTCTCTAATGATACCTACGGATTCGGTACGATCACAGCAGAGAAACCTAGTGACTACTGCGGTGCAGTAAGCAACGGAAGGGACTAATCGTATGACAGCAGAACTACTCATCATAGCATTAACAATCCTTGGCGAAGCTAGGGGCGAGACATTCGAAGGAATGGCTGGTGTTGCTAGCGTTATACAAACACGCACAATAGAGCGTAAGCAAACGCCTATGCAGGTATGCTTATCACCTAAACAATTCAGCTTCTGGAATGGTAAGGTGAGCGAGTCATCTAAGCGTAAGCTACTAGCTACTAAGCAAGGCAAGGACGCTCTATACCTTGCTGACCTTGTACTGCATAAGCAGATGCCCGACATCGTCAAGGGTGCTAACCATTACCACGCTGTCAGCGTCTCGCCTAAGTGGGCAAAGGACACTAAGCTAGTCGCAGTAATACAGCATCATAAGTTCTATAAGCTATAACGATTAGTTTACCTACTGCCCGTAAGTACCTACCCATCAAGGACTTACGCGCGCAGGGAGGGTGCTTCCCTAAGTAACTAATAGCTAACGACTTATGCATGCTCGATCTTAGCAACAAAACTGATTAAAGGCAAAAGATCGAAAACGATCTTAGCTATAAACATGAATGAACGCATATAATCTAAGTCTCTATATATCAACTACTTATATGATCTGCCTCCCTTGCGTTGTAACTCATTGATAGTCAATGAAATTTAAATGCAGAAATATCTTGAGATAAGATCAAAATATGATAGAATAAAAAGATGAAATTAGAAATTGATTCAGCGATTCAAACCTTGGAAAATGCAATCCTTGACCTACAAGAAAACCTAAAGACAATAGGCGAATGTTGGAAAGAAAAGCATATAAATACCTGCGGAATGAATTGGAACTCTAGCAAAACAGATTGGAGAAAATAATGAAAGAAAATACAATGCACAGAATCTTTATCCTTGGGCTTTTTGCTTATGGGCTTTTCCTAATCAATATAATGGGAAAACAAACTCATCAAACTCTTGAGATTCTCAACGGCGCACCTATGGCAGATATGCCTCCGATAATTGAACTAAGAAAAGAAAATCAAAACTTTGTAACCTACAAATAAAAAACTAAGCTGATGTAAGTTGTTGAATCCCAACGACTTACAGAAGCGCCCTCCCTGCGGCTGTAACTCGTTGATGGTGAACGAGATTTAAATGAAGAAATATGTTGCATTTCTTCTGAAATATGCTAAACTGTATCTATGAATAAGAAATTAACCAAATATGAAATCCTAATCGCAAATCTCGAAAAAGCCTCTGCTGACTTGAAAAAAGCTAGCGAAGAATCTCAAAAAAGATTGAATGAAAGTTTCGCAAAATATCAAGAAAAAGTTTCAGTCGCTCATCATAACTCTATGATGGTCAACGAAAAACAAATTGAAGAAATAATTTGACTTTTGCAGGAATTGTGGTAAACTATATACATAAGATAAAAGATAACAAATAACAAAGAAAGAAAAAAATAAAATGAC